TAAAAAAATGACCTGGAATGAAATAGGCGCAAAGTTGTTAGCAGACCGCCCGCCGTGCCTGGTGTGCATATGGCTGGGCAACAAACCCAACGTGTCTGACCAATTGCATCATGGATTATTTGGTAAACGTAAACGGCATAGGAAATATATAGATGTGGAGTTGAATGCCTGTGTCAGTTGTCATGATTGCAACGTGGCCCAGAGGTATGCTGATGAGTATGACTTTCTGGAATTTTTCTATATGCAACAAGTAGAGGCGCACGGTTGGTATATTATCGCTGAGTGGGTTGCAGGCTTCCCGGCAAAACTGAAGCTGGGCGATGAGTGGAAACAGTTAAACCGATTAGTGAATGGAGAATAAGATGAGAAAAGAAGCCGAGGAAGCATTGCTGAATATGGCTAGAGAATTAAGTGCAGAGGGAATAACCGAGATTCTGTGGGAACTAACATGGGAAGATGGCGAGCCAGTATATTATTTTTGGTTCAAAGACAAGGACGGGAATTTCATAGACATGGAAATAGGTGACGATAAATAGGATGGTGAATGGATGAGTAGGAAATTGTCAAAAAAACAACACGCAAGTCGAGTTCGTATGGCAGAAGCCAAAGTTGCAATTTGGGAGTTGCCACAATTTTTGGAATTAACCACTAGCGAAATGATGTGTGTATTATCAGAGATGTTGACAAGTCAAAGCTATCAGTACAGAAAAAGACAGTTGCGAAGTGTGAAGTTGGAGGAAGAATGAACTGGTTTGATGAGCGGAAACAATTAGAAAGGTTGGTGAATGGATGAGAAATAAAAAAATAAAGAAAGTTGTACGCATTGATGTTGATAATGTAGCAGCGCGTTACCTGTCAGTATTTACAGTAAGAAAAGGAAAGGTTTTGAATGTTACAAAACAGTGTTATTTGGCAGAAGTGTCACCGTATCCGTTGTATCCACAATGGGGGAAAGTAGGTTTATATGCCCTGAACGCACTGGGGAATAAATACCTGGTAGAAGGTTATGGTGGGGAAAAAGAAGCCGCCAAAGAAGAATTCAGGGCAATTGTATTCTGGCTGCCGAATAAATATTGGTGGAAGCAGGCATCTGGGCGGTGGAAAGCGATGGTTAGAGTGCTACAGCAGGGAATGGAGGCTGTATGACCTGGTTTGATAAGTGGTTTAGGATAGAATGGGGGCGGCTGGATGTATCCCTGCTGGACTGGCAAAAAAGAATGCGTGCTTCAAATGTAACGTTTTCGATCTGGTTATACAATGGGGTTTCTATCTTCAGGACTGTTAGGCTGGTTCGGGGAATGTGGTCTGTAGAAAGGGCAATAAGGGAACAGATGAGAAAGTGGTCTGTAGAGGGATTTGCTAACGATGATGGTTCATATTGTCCTCCAGCTAGTATCAGATCAATAGAAATAGAGAACAGGGAAGATGAACATTTATGGCAAAAGATACACGGTGAGGTATTGCCGGGAGAGGTTAGGGCTGTAATGGTGGCGGTACGGGAAAGACAGAAATGTTAGTCCGCCTGTTGCATCCTCGCCAAAAAACTGCTATAATGTAAAGTAGTTCAATGTTGAAATATAGCGCAATGGGGTTTTTCGTTTGGGAGAGAGAGGATACTTATGAAAAAGATACTAATTACAGGCGGGGCGGGGTTCGCTGGACATCACATGGTGGAACACCTGCTCAAGAACACAGACTGGCACATTATAGTATTTGACCGGCTGAGTTATGCCGCCAATGGGTATGACCGCTTGCGTGACATATCAGTGATGGACGATAAGCGGGTACAGATATTGGGTGGCGATTTCACAATTCCCCTTACCGTAGGCATCAAGCAAGAAATGGGCGGGGTGAATTACATCGTACATATGGGGGCAGAATCTCACGTAGATAATTCAATTAGAGATCCGGAACCATTTGTGATGTCCAATGTGGTTGGCACGATGCACATGCTGAACTATGCTAAAGAACTGGATAGTTTAGAGCAATTCATTTATTTCTCAACTGATGAGGTATTTGGCCCAGCCCCAGAAGGACACGCTTACACGGAATGGGAACGCTACGACAGCGGGAACCCATACGCGGCCACAAAAGCGGGGGGTGAAGAACTTGCCTTGGCATACGCCAACACCTACAAATTACCGATAGCAATAACCCACACCATGAACCTGTTTGGGGAACGGCAGCACCCAGAGAAATTCATCCCCTTGATTATTAATAAAGTATTAGCGGGCGAGACAGTCACCATCCATTCCAGCAAGGATAAGAAGAAAGCGGGATCACGTTTTTATATACACTGTCGTAACATGGCAGACGCGGTACTGTTTTTGCTAAACAACGGCCAGGTGATGCGGGATAAGTTCAACATCGTGGGGGAGAAAGAAGTGGACAATTTGACCTTGGCGCAGTTGGTAGCCGACGTAGTTGGGAAGCCCCTCAATTATGAGATGGTGGACTTCCACAGTCAGAGGCCCGGTCACGACTTGAGGTATGCGCTGGATGGTACAAAGATGCAAGAATTGGGCTGGGATGTGCCAAGACATTTTGAAGTCTCGTTAGAGAAAACGGTTAGATGGATGTTGGATAACCCAAGATGGTTGGCGTGGTGAGATTGCTAAAGTTACCCCATCACCAGGCGGGCATGTGGCATTATCTAGTCTGCGTATTTGAGAACCATACAGACACCGAGGTACTTTGGACATGGCGCAGGCTGATGGAGAAAACGAGGCTTGAGTGGAAACGGAAATAAAAGCGGTTGAATACTTGCACACGGCCTACAGCGTCAGAACGATAGCGGCAGGCGGTGTCAGGGTCAGTTTTGATATACCGGGTCAGTTTGTAAAACAAGCGGCATGGTTCTTGGAAATAGTAGACAGGCCGGGCGTGGTGTTGAAAAGCGTAACGGCGATAGAAACAGAACAAGATCATGGGCTATAAAAAATATAGTGATGCAGAGGTATCAGAGGCGTTAATACTGCTTGCTGTAAACAAATATAACTATGATAAGACATCAGAAACGCTAGGGATACCGCCCCAAACCCTGAGACGCTGGAATAAGGTTGTTCCGAAAAAAGGTGTTGCTGAGTTATTAGAGCGTGCTATACAGCGGATGTTGATGCACATTCCAAAAGACTGGAAGGGCAACGAGTGGGCGGTAGCATTAGGTATATTGATGGATAAGTGGTTGCTGGTGCAGGGTAAGGCAACAAGCAGAGAAGAAACACTCACAGGCTTTCTGGGTGAAATGCCAGAAGATAAAAGGAAAGAAGTAATTGCAGAGGCTGAACGAATACTCGCCCACGCTGCAAGCCGCAGCGATACTGCTGGCGATAAGTCAGAATAACATCTGGAACCCCATACCGGGCAGTCCCCAGGAAGATGCGTCAATATCAGAAGCGGACGAAATCTTTTACGGTGGCGCGGCGGGTGGCGGGAAGTCAGACCTGCTTCTGGGCTTGGCAATGACCGAACACCGCAACAGCATCATATTTAGGCGTGAGTACCCCCAACTGGCTGGGCTGGTTCTGCGTAGTCAAGAATTACTAATGGACACAACCGCAGTATACAACTCAATGAACAAGGTGTGGCGCAACATCCCAGGGGGACGCAGGCTAGAATTCGGTGCGGTTCAGTACGAGAGAGACAAGTACAAGTTCCAGGGAAGAGCGCACGACCTGAAAGGGTTTGATGAAATAACTAACTTCACGCTGGGGCAGTACATATTCCTTTCAGGCTGGTTGCGCACGGCTGAACCAGGACAGAGAACCAGAATTGTGGCAACCGGAAACCCACCGCAGGACGAGGGCGGTTTATGGGTGATAGAACGGTGGGCACCTTGGCTTGACGAAGAACACCCTGACTACCCAGAGACACCGGGTAAACTGCGCTGGTATTCTACGATGCCCGATGGCAAAGAGGTAGAACGGGAGAACGGAGATCCATTTGAAGCAGAGGGGCCAAACGGCATTGAGGTAATAACGCCTCGAAGCCGCACATTCTACCCGGCCAGCATTGAGGATAACCCCTACTACATGGAAACGGGATACAAGTCCATGCTTCAATCGTTGCCTGAACCGTTGCGTTCTCAATTGCTGTTCGGCGACTTCTCCATAGACCAGGAAGGCGACCCGTGGCAGGTGATCCCAACAGCGTGGGTGAAAGCGGCAATGGAAAGGGGCAAAGAACGCAATATGCCCAATGTGCCACTGACACAGGTTGGCGTGGACGTTGCCAGAAGCGGGAAGGATAAGACTGTATTCGCGCCCCGATATGGTAATTGGTTCGGGTCCTTAGTCCGTAAGTCCAAGCAAGATACCATGAAAACCGCTGAACAAATACGTGACTTCATATGGGAAGAAGGTATTGCGGTAGTAGATATTATTGGGGTGGGTGCTGGTTCATACGACCGAGCAAGACAGTTCCCCAAGATAGCGGGCAAGGTGCGGGCGTTCAACGCGGCTGCTGTTGCCAAACGAGGGAATGACTACATTCTGGACAGCTCTGGCAAGTTGCAGTTCGTGAATATGCGGGCTTATGGGTATTGGAACATGCGTGAGATACTACACCCCGAAACAGGCGATGATATTTCGTTGCCGAATGACAAGAAATTATTGCAGGACTTGACAGCCCCTAAATGGTTGATGCGCACCAATGGCATCCAGATAGAGGCGAAAGAAAAGATAAAAGAACGATTAGGCCGTTCCCCTGATGACGGTGATGCGGTAGTGATGGCGGCGGTCCCCATGTATGCCCAGTCGCTGCCGGATGAACAGCCAGCGCAGGAAAGCAAGTTTATTGAGGAAGAAATAGAGGACGGCACAAGCAGGTTCAAAGGACGATTCTAAATGGCAGATACACCAACAAACCCAACCAAAGAAACAGGCTTCACCGGCCTGATACAACACAACGGCATCATTCAGCAGGACTTCTTACGCGAGCTGCAAGGCAAGAAGGGTTACAAGAAGTTTGATGAAATGCGCCTGAACAGTCCAGTGGCGGCAGGGTTGCTGAACGCAATTACCCTCGCTATCAGAACCATTGACTGGGACTTTATCAGTGACGAGGGAGAAGATGACCCCAGGCTGGACTTCATCAAAGATAGCCTGGACGGGATGTCTTATTCATTCAATGACCACATCTCAGAAACAATGACCATGCTGCCGTTTGGCTTCTCTTTGTTTGAAGTCGTGTACAAGCGGGACGGTGGCCGGATGCTGTGGCGCAAGTTCGCCTTTCGTGGGCAGGACACAGTTTACCGCTGGATGATTGCTGAAGATGGGGGCATTGAGGGAATAGAACAGCAGACCACTAACAGCTACAACCCCATCAAGATACCGATAGAAAAGCTGTTGTTGTATCGCACGACTGTGGAGCGCAATAACCCCGAAGGGCGCAGCATCCTACGGGTGGCATACGTGCCATACTACTACGCCAAGCACATCCAAGAAATAGAGGCCGTTGGTATTGAAAGAGACCTTGCAGGCTTGCCGACTATTCAATTGCCGCCTGATGCGGATGTAAGCGGCGAGTCTGGAAGCGACTACACCAAAGCGTCCAAACTGGTGCGCAGGGTTAGGAATGATGAGCAGGCCGGGCTGGTATTACCTGATGGATGGGACTTCAAGCTTGTAGCTTCTGAGGGAAGCAGGCTGTTTGATACAAGTGCCATTATTAGTCGGTACAATAAACAGATATTGATGTCCGGGTTAGCGCAGTTCCTAATGTTGGGAATGGATAACGTTGGCTCTCTGGCGCTTTCAGAGGATCAGACTACTTTCTTTAGCAGGGCCGTGAATGCCTATGCTGACATCGTTGCAGAAACGTTCACCAAGTTCGCAATCCCTCCGCTGTACAAGCTGAATGGAATTGACAGTTCGGGCATCCGGCTAGAACACTCCCCAGCCGGTGACATTGACGTTGAGAAGTTTGTCAAAGCATTGCAGATGGCAGACGGGATGCTGGTATGGACAGCGCAGGATGAGGTTCAATTGCGTTCCATTCTAGGGTTGCCTGCAATGACCGTAGACCAGATTGAAGAAAACAGAGAGCAAGAGGCCCAGGCTGAACAGCAACGGCTGGCGCAGATAACGGCCAAGTTCAAGCAGGGACAGAATAACGATGATATGAGTGCTGAGACCTTTGCGGCCGAGAATGCACCAGATGATAAGAAGCGCAAGCGGTCAGAGAGTGCGTATCGAAGGAAGGTAAAGAGCTTTTTTGAGGGGCAGGCAAAGAGGATAAAGAAGGCTGTTAAATGACCATAAACACCAGCGAGTTTTGGCAGAAAGAAAACGAACTGCTGTGGGGCGACCTGGATGAGGTGTCTGTGGCCGCTCTGTTAGCCGGTGGTAGTGGGGGCTTGGCTCTGCTTCCCGATAACGTTCTTTCGTTGGTGGACATGGAACTGTTTGCCCAAGGGACTATCGAATACCTACAGGGGTATCGCCAGGACTTGGCAGGTATCAATGACACCACCCGCAAACAAATTGCGCTCATTATTCAAGCGTGGTTATTGTCTGGTGAGGATCTTGGCAATTTGGAAGCGCAACTACAAATGGTGTTATCAGACAGTAGAGCATCTCAGATAGCCATATCCGAGATAACAAAGCTGTTCGCGGTGGGTAATTTGCTGCTGTGGCAAACCACTGGCACGGTATTATCTAAACAGTGGACTACGGCTAGGGATGAGCGCGTATGTCCTCTGTGTGGCCCTCTTGATGGGCAGATAGTAGACATTGACTTTGACTTTGGTGTGAACACCGACCTGATAGCCAACAGCCCACAGATGCGCTTGTATTTGAAACGCTATACACAGGAAGCGGGGCAGAGGTCAGCCAAGTCGTTGCTTCGGAACGTGGGTAGTCAGTGGCCGCACCCCCCAGCGCATCCAAACTGCAGATGTTATTTGCAACCAGTGTTCCAGGATGTAACGATAGGAGATATACTTTTTGGCTAAAGAAATAGAAGTTCGTGGGCTAGATGAATTACGCGCCCGGATGAAGCGGTTCCCCTTACAGTGGGCAAAGATAATGGTGAGCAAGACGGCACACGCCATGCTGGCGCACCAGGCCGCTATACCTCCGTACCCACCCAAGCCACTCAAAAGCAAGTATGTCCGAACCGGAAGGTTGGGCAGAGGTCTGGGCGTGGACATGGGAGGCAATGTTATTGGAACGCCGTCCCTGTTCCAGATACGCAAGCTAGGAGCTGGTGCGGGTAACATTATCGGCAAGGTTGGGGCGATGCGTCCCCCGTATGCCCCGCGTGTGGTTGGCAGTAGTCAGCAGCAGAATGGGTTCTTTGCCCAGTATTGGTGGCGTTTTGAGCAGACCATTGGGCGCGCAAGGCAGAAGGTGTTAGCGATATTCAATTCAGGGGCAAGTGAATTGGCTAGATTTTTGGAAGGGAAGGGATTGTGAACTTAAACAGCACAGGAACGCTGAACGGCAAACCGCCTCCGGCAAGAACATACGGCAAAGAGGCACAGCCAGACGCATCCAAGCAGATGTCACCCTGGCGGCACAGAACCAGCAGGTGTACCCGCCTCCTGTTTGATGGCTATCTTCCCCCTGGGACACGCATCCTGGGTCGCTGTCCTGCTTGCGGTGGGGCTTACAGGATCGAAATACCACTTGACAAGAAAGCAAAGGATACTGTATAATTACTTAGACATCGAATGATTAGATGTTAAATAACTGAATATTGTGCGCCCTTGAGGCCGACTATTGAGACCATGAGTCCAGTCACCACGACTGGACTTTTATGTTTCCCGGTAGTCTCGCAGGAAGCCCCAACCATATAACGAGCGCAAGCCTAGCGTGGGCTACCAGGGAAAAGGAAACTATGAGCGAACAGATACATTTTATAGAAGATGGCAAGCTGGTTGATAATTATGTCAACGTTCAAGCGGGGGATGCTATCCGATTATTTCCGTTTGGGACCATCCACAAGGGTGGCAAGAAACGGGTTATTAACAAAGATACCGTATTCAAGATGCCGCATTTCAAGCCCCCGATCAAACTTGGAAGCCATGAGGACGACACCCCTGCGGGTGGCTATCTGTCTGGACTAGAAATCAGGGAAGACGGCGTGTACGGAAAGCCAGAGTTTACAGACAAGGGTGCCAAGGCGTTGGCAGATGGGGACTACAAGTACTATTCTCCCGAAGTTATTTGGGAGGGTGGTGGCGTAGAAGATCCCGAAACTGGCGAATTGATTGAAGGGCCACTAATTATAGGATTGGCGTTGACGCACACTCCCCACTTGGGAGAGGCGGCAGCGTTGTATTCAATTGATAAGAACGGGGTGGAAACCCCAGAACCAATTCAGAAGGAGTTACTAATGAGTGAACAAACTGTTCCCGTTCCAAATACTCTATTGGAGCGACTCGTTTCTCTGATTCCGGGGAAAGGGGACGAAACACCCCCCGAAGCAGATAGCGAAAAGGAAGACTTCTCCGCAATTGAGAAAGAGCGCGATGACTTCAAAGCCGAACTGGAAGAATATAAAGCAAACCAGGCCAAGGCTGAGATGTTGACCGCTATTCGCAAAGAGTTTGCCACCGATGAGTTCGGGGCTGCATTCTCAAGTATTGTGGAAGAAGAAGGGACTGCTGAACGCCTCTCAGAACTCAGCGATGAGAACCGAGATTGGGTGTTGGGCAAGCTCAAGGCTTTGTCAGCGCAGATTGACGAGTCTAATTTGACGGGTGAAAAAGGCGAAGAAACTGTTATGGGTGATGACCCTACTGCTGACTTCAACGTTGCTGTGATGGCGTATTCTACAGAACACAAGGTGGACTACAACGAAGCAGTAAAAGCTATTGCAGCTGAGAAACCCGAACTACACACGGCTTATGTATTAGCCGCACGAGGTAAATAATCATGGCATATGGAGATAATTCAACTTTATATCTTCCCGGACTGGTAGCCGGTTCTTCACTGGCCGCAAAGCAGTTCTATGTTGTCAAAGCCGCCTCTACTGCCGGGGAAGTTGTTCCTGTTACCGCCACCACCGACCAGGCGGCTGGCGTTATTCAGAATGACCCCGCAGACACCGAACACGCAAGCGTGGCGGCCATTGGAGTTGCCAAGGTGTTATCTGGCACTTCTAACATCACATTCGGTTCTCTTGTTGGTTTCAACACCACCGGGCAGGCCGTTGTGCGTTCTGGTGACAACAGCATGATTATCGGTCAAGCTCTCGAAGCGTCAAGCGCATCGGGTGATATTGTTACGGTCCTATTAACTGGGCCTAGCCGCCGATAAAGGAAGGTAAATAATGGCACAACCAACAATTAATGATGTACAAGCAGTAGATCCCGTACTGACCAACATGCTGATTGGCTACATGCAGAATCAAGACCGCTTTGTAGCCAGTAAAGTAATGCCCTATGTCTCTGTTGACAAGGACAGCGGCACTTACTATATCGTAACCAAAAAGTATTTCTTCCTGGACGATCTGCAAGAACGTGCCCCTGGCGACCCCTTTGCCGCACTTGGCGAGGGCGTGACCACGGACACTTATTCCACCCGCCAATGGGCTGGTGAGGAAAAGATCGCTGACGAAACCCGTGCTAACTCCCAGCTTCCAATGGACTTGGAAAGCATCAAAGCCTTACGGCTTGCACAGCTTTC